ATTCCTGTATATGCCGAATTACTAGTTCGTGTTCTTCCTCTGGAACATTCGCAAGGTAGTTCGTGGCGAACGCGCTCAGTTTCGGCTGCTGTGGATCGGTAGCTTGTACACCTTGGTTTGGATCGCCTCCATCAAAAGATGTCTCAGACCCTAAGTCTGGGTTTAATCCTTCAAGTGCGGAAGCAAGATCGCCCGAGGTATCCGAAGCGTCTGACATTTCAATTCCAATCTAGTTACTTAGTATAATAAGGAGAGTTAGTGGACCAGACTTCCAATTCGCCCAAAGCACCGCGAGAAACTGGCACAATCTGTCCAGTCAGAAGTCCTACCAATGCCTGAGCACCTGCGCTGAGAGTAACAGTACCCAACTTGAGTCCATTACAATATACGGAAGCAAGCGTACCATTAATTCTCAGTGCGTAAGCAGAACCGTCAAAAGGTTCTGTAGCAGATACAACGAAGTCTGCTTCTGTAGTAACGACCGCAGCTACGTCCTTTTCAAGACGAACGTTCGTAGCAGACTGACGACTCAAACGAAGCCAGTTGTTAGCATCCGTGTAGCGAGCATACATGAATGTCGCAATAGATGCTGTAACTGAGTTCTCAATGTGGCACAACTGCACCCATGCCAGATTATCAGTCGTACCTGCTGCCAACGGAACAGTAGCAATCTGTGCTGTAGAGACAGTACGTGCTCCGTCCCAAGACGAACTAGCAGGAAGTGTGACTGTCTTTCCTGTTTCATCCGTTTCGGTAGTTCCCTGAATAGCGCCACGACCATCCACATCATAGCCCAGATTAGCTGCTGGACTATATGCAACGAGAAGATTTGGAGCAACACCACCCATTGATCGCGTAGCAGCATAGATTCGCCGATGCGCAAACATTACATCGTTCCAGGAAGGAACACCTACATCCTGGATCTTATTAGCATTCGCAAGAGCACACATACGCGTCTCAGTAAGACGACGAATTGCAGTCGTATCTAACGGCTGAGTAGGAAAGGCATCTTGAAGACCAATAACTCCTGCATCATTGTAGCCTTCATTGTTTCCAAGACGAAGAGTTGTGTTAGGCAATTTACATCATCCCTGGTTGCGTTTGTTGGGGCGGTATTTGTGGTGTAGTACCCTGGGCAGGAGGTGCTCCCGCAGGCGCTCCTTGCATTGTAGCAGCATGGAACAGACCACGGGCTTGGAGCATCATACCTACATCTACAGGTACTTGACTAGCAACTACTCCCTGAATAATCTTAGGATCAAATGGAAGTGGTACGCCGGGCATTGTTTCCATCATATAATAGATGATGTGTAGCCAAACATGACGCATAAACAACTGCTTCACATTCTCATCTACTGAATCGTACTCTTCACGCTTACGGAAATTATCGTGAGCCTGGATATGTTCCGTATGTTCCTGATGATCTGTCACTTGACAATCAATGCCATCTTTCATACGGTTGTTTTCTTTATCAGCTTCACGAGTATCAATCTGCATCATCTCGTAAAGTCGGGCGGTATCTCCCAATTCCATATAGCGCAAAGCTTCCGCGGCCGGGACTACCCCCATCTTCATCAATTCCATGATCTGTGCCTGCTGGGCTGGGTAACTCTTTGGAGTACCAGAACCAACAACCACACGCCAATCTGTTTGGCTTCTCAATTCGCTCTGGCTGAACTTGAATGCCTCGAAGTTTTCGTTTTGTCCAACCACTGTGATGGTGTGTTGTGCATCCCAGTACTGACCGATATACGACAAGAAATGACAGATTATCTTCATCCATGCTTGTTCCTTATCCCTAACAGTATCCGTGACCAGCGAGTTCTGTTCTTCCTGGAGATATGCGATAGCTGTAGCTGCTGTAACTCCCGGCGGAAGGCTCTGATCATTTGTCTGTTGTGACGCCATTTCGTCCATTTCGGATGCAAGCGTCCGAATATGCTCAATGACGTAAGAAGGAATAGGAGTAAGAGGAATAGGAGTAGGGGGACCAGTCCCAGGGCGATAAGTAATGATCTCACCGGCCACATTCCTTATCTTACTAGGAGAAATAGACCCTTCTACAGCGGCAAGCATAGGCTTAGCCATCTTGTTTTTGTCTTCTACAATCTGTGACCGAGTACGATTATACTCCATCTGAGGTTGAATAAGATCAGTAACGAGAGAATCAGCATAGAACATACCACTCTCAATATACTGACGCCGGGTGAAAGGAAACTCGCCATGTGCATAAGGAAAAGGACCAGAATCAAGCGTCTCAGAACTGGTCCAAACCATGTGCAAACCTTGTTCGTATCGCGCATTAGGCTTCACCCAGACCTCTTTAACCTCCACTCCCTTTTGCTTAGCAGAGCCCTGCGTCATTCCCATTACCGAAAGTAGCTTCGATTCAATAGTATTGGTGGCCAGAATCGAAGCGTCGTTAACTTTGATCCCGTATTCTTCTTCGACTTCCTCGGGACTACGAACCGTAACATGCATGACCCAGGGCTGATTTTCAATATCCGGCTCGTCGAGGTTCGGTACAAAGATATGGAATGGCGAGACGGTTTCAACGACTGGCCCACCCATAGCTCCACCAATAATCTTTGTTGGGTCATAGTAATCCTTAATAAAGGCGGTTCCACAGATAAGCATCCAGAAGTCTGCACGCTTCATTACGATCGGAAGCTTGGTTTCCTGAATCAGATAATCTACCAGCTTGTCAGCCGCACGGCTAGCAGTAACATCCACGTCATCAGTAGTATTAGGAGTGACAAAACCACGAATTTGCTCTTTATTGACTCTTGCCATCTCCTTTCGCATGATCTTTCGCGTCTTGTTGATCGTAAGACGAACGCGATTCCGAGGCTGAGCAGGCTCAATAAGCCGCCCAATACTAGCAGGAATTTCACTAGCATTCCACTGAACCCACTGCTTCCCAAAATAGAAGGACAGATTTAAATACCATTGTCTCTCGAAGGTCATTCTGGAGGTTTTAGCCTTATTGAGCCTGGCTTCCCAAACTTGCTTACTCTCTACCTTAGACTCGTCCCACATTTCCTGCTGGGCATCTGCCATTCCATTGTCAGACTCAGTAACGGTCAATTTTACCCCTAATTATCGGAACTTTTTGATCCTACAGCGGACGTGGGCGACTCTGTTAATTGTTTAAAGTATTAAGGTCTCTGCCCAACAAGAACTCTGCATCATTCTGGTAGGGAACTTCTTCTTCTTCCTCGGCACCAAGTTCTACTAGAACCGTACCCTTGGCATAATCGTACTCTTCTGCATCATCATCAGGGTGATACACATTAGGCTGTAGATCCTCAGCCATTGCACGATAAGTAACAGCTTCATTGGCAGTACGAGAGGCAATGATGCTAGTCGTCAAGTTCAAGGTCGACAATAACGCTAGTCTTTCCTCCCTCTGCGCCTCTATCTTCGTCATCTCCGCTTGATTCGTCAATTCTGCTAGGTTCAATTGCAACTTGAATGATTGGCTGAGTGCCCACCAAATCAGCGATAGCGTTGCGAAGACTGTTAATAGTCCCAATAGCAATAACCAAATCATTCTGAAGCCTTTCGTTATCTTTCTGTGCCCTAGAAATTGCAGATTCCGGTACGTAACCTGCTACCCGAGACATTTCGTGGAAATCACCCTTACCGATGTAAACAGCGCCTTCATCAATCTCTAGGCCTGTCCAAATCATCCATGGTTCATCACTAGAACGGCTGATAAAAGAACAAGCAGGCAACTGTAGAGGACTACCGGCAGGTAGAAGAATAAAGCGACTAGAATCAGGATGACCGATAGGGTCGACAACTTCCAATCCATCAATTGTTTCTTCCCACGCCAAATCATCGGCGTTCAGGCTGAGAAGAGTGCTCCTGCGGAATAGCCGGATATCGTTCACTTGGTTGTGCGCTCCTTGTTGCTTCTACAGGGACGTATTTCTCTGCCAAGGTCTTGGGAGAAGTAACTATCTGACGACTAACTCCCGCTGCTAGTCCTGCTACAGCTACATCTATGATTGCACTCACTTCGGCCGAAAAGTCAAGTGCAAAGTGATTCACTAGCATTATAATGATTGCTACGCCTACATTGAACAATACCGGCTCACGCTTGTAGAAATTAATCATTCATATCTACTTCCCCTACTAATACTACGACACTAAACCCATTATACAGAGTGTAAATCTTGACGCTTTTGTTTTCTACAGGTGCACCATCTGCGAGTATATCTAGTTTGGTGTGCATATCCTGTAGAAGATCATAGGGCGTGGGGCCGTCAACAATAGTACTTACATGTAATAGCTTCACGACACTAACCTCTTATGTACGTCTTCTTTAACCCAACAGTGTGTATTATCAGAGCGAAGTGCCCATATGTAGTGTTCACATTCAATTCTAGGAGAGATTGGATTCTCTAGGTCGATATCTTTGAATGAAACACTTACCGGTATGGGAATTAGTAGATATGGAGAAGAACTAGTATATGTCTTACCGTCATGCGGTCCTCCCCAAACTTCTGCTGTATATTTCACCAGTCATCTCCTAGTACTGAGTACGGGGAATCGTCAGACATTCCGAAATCACTCTCTTTCACGACCGCCGCGTCAGTGGGAGTCTGTTTAGGGACAATAAAAGGCGCGTACACATCTCCAGCCATTCCTCTGAATTCAAGTTCAGGTCGTGAGCACACCAAATAACGCATTGCGTCGACGGCGTGATCCTTGTATTTTCTGGGCTGGTCTTTGGGTTGCTTGTTTGCGTTATTTCTATTCGAAGCATAAGTATCCCACCGATACGAGTGCAACTCTTGAATTAGGTTGGTGCAGTCTCTTGTGATAAATAC